TGGAAGATGCAGTCTTTACAGAAACGAACATATCAGGAGAAATAGAATCAGGACAATATCGTAAAGGTAGATTTGCTGTTAACTATTTAGCTCCAGGTACACAAGTAAGTAAACCTGCTTCTAATGTTCCTTATCAGATTTTCCAACAGATAGATAGAATAGAACGACAACTTCGTGTTGGTGGTTCTTATCCTACAACTGATGATTCACAGTCACCACTAGCATTTGCTACTGGTAGAGGACTTGAAGAACTCGGTGCATCTATGTCACTTATGATTAGAGAGTATCATACAGTAATGTCTGATGCTATAGAGATGATTGACTCTAAGAGATTAGAGTGGGATGCAAAGATGTATGGTGGTAAGTCTAAATCACTGTCTGGTTATATGGACAATACTTTCTATTCAGAAACATACGATCCAGCAAAAGACATTAGTTCTTACAAGACACGAAGAGTGTATGGAGCTATGGCTGGTTATGATGAACCACAGAAGATAGTGACAGGATTACAGTTATTACAAGCTGGTATTATTGATAGACAAACACTACAAGAGAACCTTGATGGTTTAGATAACCTTGTCAGAGTTAACGATAGAATTACAAAAGAAAAAGCAGACAGTGTATTGTTTGATACATTGTTAGCACAAGCCCAACAGGGCGACCCAAAGGCAACTATGGCTGTTGTGCAGATAAGAAAGAATCCAGATGATATGCAAAATATCTTAGATAAGTTCTTTACGGCAGAAGAGCCAGAGATACCACAACCTGAACAAGAATTGCTTGGAGGAGGTGCCTTGCCACCACAAGGTGCTCCACCAGGCATAGCTCAACTACTTGGTGGAATAGGAGGATAATGTCTATAAATAAAAAGTTTGAAGATATAGTAGATTTTTGTCTAATTGATGTTGATGAGTTAGGTGATGACATAATTTTAGAAGAAGATGTATTTAAGCCAAAAGGCAAAATGTACATTGACCAACTACCTCCTTTAGTATTTCCATTTGGCTATATGGTTATAAGTTCAGCGTTTCAGTTTTTTGAAGAAGAGGAGGATGAAGATGGCGAGATCACCGAGTAACAAAGGAATAACAAATAGAAATGCTAATGTTCCTCCAGCAGGTAGGAACTATACAGACAATACACAAGCTGTTCGTAGAATACCTGGTGTAGAGTATGGTGAACAAAAAGAATTAACTGAACAACAACAAGCTGCACCTTTACCAAAAGAAGGAACGCCACAACCACAAGCTAGAAGGCAAATGCCTAATATGGATGTGTTTGGATCAACACAAAGACCAACAGAACCTGTAACAGCAGGATTAGATATTGGACCAGGAGTAGGACCAGCAATTCCCCAACAACAAGGTGTAAGTGATTTGTTATACCAAATGTATGCTCTTACAGGAGATACAGCCTTATTACAGTTGGTGGATTTTGACTGATGGTAATTAAAAACTTTGGATATGATGATGACATCTTTGATGATCAATTTCAAGAAACTTTCAAAACAAAAGCAGAAATATCACCTGTAGTTTCACAAGAGGAAGCTGAACGAGCAGCAAAGATTGCTAACAGTTATCCTAACCTACCACCTAGTGTTATTGCAGCAGCAGCACAATTAGGTTTAGGATTTGATGACAATAGGTTAGAAGAGATTGCAAAGAAAGCAGCAGTACAAAAAGAAAATGCTTTTAATAAAATAAAAAGATTTACTTCTGAAAATCCTTTAGCTAATCAAATAAAGAACAATAGGTTTTTTCAAGTAGCTTCTAGTCCAATAGATAACATTGTCAAACCTGTTACAAGAACAGCAGTTACTGGATTTGTAGATATTTACGAAGCTATATTTCCTGCTTTAGCAAGAGCTAATGAGTTACAAGACCAAAACCCTGATATGGCTTTTGGAGATGCTTATAAACAAGCAGTCAAGGGAACACTAAGAACTCCTAAGATGTTAGAAGCTATACGATCTGGAGAACAATTTGATTTAGGTAGAGGTTGGTTGAAACTTTCTACTGATCCATCAGACACAAAAGAATATAAAAGATTAGTTTCTGCTGGTTACGACCCAATACAAGCAAGAGAGTATGTTTTAGAAAATGTATTAGGAACACAGATAGATATAGAATCAAGAGAAACAGCAGAAAATATTGTACAGTTTCAAGGTGAGCTTGGACAAGAGTTTAAAAATGCAGGACTTAATCCATCTGTATCTCCAGGTAGAAAAGTATTTCAAGAACTTGGGTTATATGATTTGTATGAACCAGGTACTAAACAAGCACAGTTTGGATCTGGAGCATTAGACTTTGGTTTTCAATTATTATCTCCTGAAAACTGGGCAACAGCAGGTGTTGGTAAAATAAAAGATGCAAAAAAATTATTTCAAGTTGCAGAAAGACTTAATGATGCAGGTGTTATTACAAAAGGTATAAGAAGTACGTTTCACGGACCTACCCTACAGCAATACCTTGCTGGTGGTAAAGGTAAAGAGTTCAAACAATTACTTTGGGAAAATGCTGATAATCCATTTGAATTTATGACTAGAACTAAACAATCTATTACAGATGCAACACTGTTTTCTGATTTAAAAAAACTTAAATCAGAATCAGGTATAACAAAATATGACAAACAAGCAGAAGGAATAATGGATGAGTTTTTGTCTAGCAAAGTTGTAAGAGAAGGTATGGATAAAGCAGAAGGGTTAGGATCAGCAAGGCTTATAGAAGCAACGAATATGTATGTACCAGAAGTTATAAGAGGTAATGGTTTGCAAAAAGCTATGAAATTATATTTTGCTCCTGCATTTGGTAGGTTAGTAGATGCTAATGACCCTGCCGATGCTTTACAAAATTTATATAGATTTACTTTACAATCTAAAGCATTTCTAAAACAATCTGAAGAAGGTACTGATTTAGCTAACAAACTGTTAAACAATGCTATTGATGCCTATGGAAAAGGTGGCGACATAGGAGCTAGTTTAAATAAAGTTGTATCTGATTGGCTAGAGGGTGATTTTAGAAAAGTTTTAATTGATTCAGGTGTCAAAGAATCTGTTGCAAAAGCAGCAACAAAAATAACTAGAGAGTTTTCTGATGATGCAAAGATTGCATCAGATATGAACAAAGGTCTATACGGAATGGATATGAATGGTAAAAACTTTCCTTTGACAGAAATTCTAAAAGGTGCAGGTGTTGATGATGTAACTAATCAAACAATAGGTAGAGCTTTATTTTCTACGCAACTTAATAACACTGTTTACTTACCAGAATTAAATGATGTTATAAAAGCATCTAATCAAATGAACAAAAACCTAAGAGGTAATATGACAAAACTTGTTGATACTATTGGTGGAGATAAGTCAGAATCTTTTATACAGTTTTTAGATTGGTATAACTCTAGTGTCTTTAAACCTTTAGCTTTGTTAAAACCTGCTTGGACTGTAAAAGTTGTAGGTGAAGAACAACTACGACTTATATCAAGAGGATTAGTTTCTGCACCTCTAGCACCAATACAAGTTATAGCTAGAGTATTTGGAAGAAGTGTAGGTGCTGAAGAAGGTGGAAAACTAAGAAAAGGTGTTGATCCATTAACACCTGGAGAAGCAGCAGGTGGAGATTGGGCTTCTGATTTAGCTTACCTAAACTCACAGACTGGTATAAACAACGTTAGAACATTAAGAAGGAAAGCCGTAAATCCTGGTCGTTGGGGCAAGTTTGATAAGACAGCTCCTGAATATAAACAAGCAGCAGTTCGTACTATTTATCAAATCATTAATGATGATGTTGCTGTGTTGTTAGCTAAGATAGATGCTAGTGACCTAACACCTCTACAAAAAGAACAAGAGTTTAGAAAACTTGCAGATAGATTAAAAAACAAAGATTTAAAAGAACGATTAGAAAAAGTAGTAGGACAAGAATCACATCCTTTTAATAATGCTTTACGAGATGATGAAGTCGCTTTAGAGTATGTATATTATTTACGAGCAGCTTTAAATCAAACACTCGGTGGCAGAGTTATTGCAGATGAAGCATCTAGTGCATTGAACTGGGTACAAGATATCGCTAACAAAGATTTACTTAATATGATTGCTAATGGTGGTAAATTTACAACATCTAATGGAAAGAAAATGGGATTTCTTGATGCAGCTGCTATTGCCAGATCTAAAGCAAAAGCAGATAAAGTTAAAAAGAAAATGGGAGATAAAGAATTTGAACAATTAGCTGATGATTATATAAGTGGAAAAATTACAGAAGAAGATTTAGCAGTCATAGCTCCTTTATTTAAAGAAGCACAAGATGATATTGTAAATGGATTTTTTGGTACTTACATAGAGGATATGCCTGAATTAGTTAGAGGTTATGTAGATCCTACTTTTCAATTAGAAAAAGCATATGACAAAACTATCAACAGTATGTTTACAACTTTGATGACACTTCCAACTAATAAACTTTCTCGTTCACCAGCTTTTAGAAGATTATATTGGAAACGAGTATCAGAAACAATAGAGTTTTTAGGTAAAGATGCAAGAGATGAAATGGTAGGAATTGCCAATACTGCTCTTAGGGAGTTTACAAAGTACGATCCAAAACTTGCAGGGTATCTTAAAAAGATAAATAATGCTAAGTTCTCTGGTCCTGCTGAAGCTATTACAGATGTAAAACTTTATGACAAAATGATTGCATCAGATGCTTTGACACAAACTAAAAAACTTCTTTATGATATATCAGAGAGAACTGTTGTAGGAGATTCACTAAGATTTGCTTTCCCATTCTTAGAGGCTTACCTTGAAATCTTTAAAACTTGGTCAGATATTACAAATAAAGCTGGTGGTAAGAACTTAGTAAACCTTAACAAGCTAGTACAAAGTGGTAGTGAACCAAACCCATTAGCTGATCCTTCAGGACAAAGAGGATTCTTCTACACTAATCCTGTTAATGGAGAAGAAGTTTTTGGTTATCCTGGTACAGGTTTAGTACAAAAATGGATGTTTCCAGAATTTGAAGGAACAGGAGTAGAGGCAGAGTTTCCTGTGTATGTATCATCCCTTAACTTAGTAGCAGATATTATGCCTGGTGTAGGTCCAATTATAAGAGTACCTGCTAGTTATTTAAGAAAACAATTTCCAGCAGAAGGTAAATACAATAAATTAATATTTGGTGACTTCACACCTCCTAGTGGTTTCTTAAACAATGCTGTACCTTTTCCTGCTTGGTTGAAGAAATTTTATCAAGCATATAAACAAGGTGGAACAGGTAGTGCAGATTTAAACAGAATGTTTAACAATACTGTTATTGATACTTACAAAGCATTAATTTATGCTGGTGCTATTGATGATTCAACACCTGAAGGTGCAGATGAAGGTTTGCAACTAGCTACAGATTATGCACAAAGAATATTTATGATTAGAGGTGCATCACAACTTATAGGTCCAGCTGGTGCAGCTTCTCCTATATGGTCAGTAACAGACAAGTCAGGTAATGCTTTCTTTGTAGAAGCACTTGCAGATACATACAGAGATTACAAGTCTGCTGCACAAGGTGATGACTATGAAGCAACACAGAGATTTATACAAGAGTTTGGACTTGATCCAACAGCTATGTTAACTTCTAAATCTAGGTCAGTAGTTGCTAGACCAGCCACAGTGTTTAGTGCAGATTGGGCTAGAGAAAATAAAGACTTGTATGAAGATTTTAATACTACTGCTTTTTATCTAACTCCAACAGATGTTGATAATGAATTTAGTTATGATGCTTACCTTAATGCTTTATCTGATGGAACACTTGCACCAAGAACACCTGAACAATGGGTGTTAGCTAAGAACAGGTTATTAGGATCTATTGCTTATGAAAACTTTTTAAGAAATACAAAGATAGGTGATTCAACACTTATGAATACAAATGTTAAAACTGCACAGTTACTTAAATGGATGAAGCAGTCACAACTTATGGAGCAATACTGGGGATATGGACAAGATGCAGGATTTGAAGTAGATAAACCTGATACTGATTTCTTACTTAGAGAAATGGGTGGGGAAACATACTTACCAGATCGTTCATCTAGTTTCGTTACTGGTTGGATTAATGAAGATTACACACCTATAGAGAAATTAAAAGCTAATAATGCAGCTATTGCTTATGGTAAATATAGACAACAGTATGACAGAATAGTAGCTGAAGCAATTAAAAGAGAGTATGCACCTAGCTCTATAAAAAGTAATAAGGATTTAGTTAAAGCAAGACAGTATTTAAGAAATTATGCGACTAAACTTATATTAGAATATCCTGAATTTGGACCTCTTTGGAATAGCATTTTAGAAAATGACCTTAGAGAAGAAATATCAGATATGGAATTATTAGGTATATAGATGAATGATGTAGATAAATTTATAGCAGCAATCGTAGAGCAGGATAGTCTTGCAGGGTCAAACCCTATATTATCTGAAGATGATATACAACAAATGCAACTAATGAACTCTATAGATGATGTACAAATGTACGCTATAGAAAAAGGTATTGATGCTGGTAAGGTAAACAATGCTTTAATATCTACAGGACTTGATACTTCATCTGACCCAATGGCTGATCTCACTGGATTATTTGGTTTTGGAGAAGCAGAAAAGTCAATTATAGGTGGACTACCAAGTGATTACTCACCAAGAAATGCAGGTGCAACAGATTTTTATAGAGAAGGTGATGAGTACAATATCTTTGCTAACTTACCAACAGAAGATTTATACAGTTTACAAGCAAGACTTATACAAGGTGGTCTATTAGCTAGAGGTGCATTTACACCTGGTGACTTTGATTCAAGTACAGCAGGAGCTATACGATTAGTATTGAGCAGACAAAATAGAATTGGTGTTAAATCAGGAGAAAAATCTATTGCTTGGAATGAATCATTACTGTTATATCAGAATGAACCATTACCAAGTGGAGAAGAAGTTTCTGTTTATTTACCACCAGACTATGCAGAAGTATCAACAAGAGTAAAAAACTTGTTTACTGAAAGTTTGGGAAGAGATCCACAAAACTATGAATTAACATTACTTGCTGATCAATTTTACAATGATACACAATTACAATCACAACAACAATCAGAATTGCAAGAAGTTGCTCTAGGACCAACTGTTGAAGAATTAGAAACAGGTAATATAGGAAATAGAAACATACAGGATGTTGTATCTGAAACAGGTATGCAAGAAGTATCTCCGACAGGTAGATTGTATGAAAACTTTAACAACCTTATAGCAAAAGAAAAGGATAGGTTAGAAGCAAATGATGATATCCAAAACACTGGTCGCCTTATGCTTGGCACTATTCTCGGTACAAGGAGATAGTATGGCAGATGCAAGAGAACTACAAGCATTTAGATTAGGTTTAGCATTAGTTGAAGGTGGAGGTAAAGTTGATTACACACAAGGAAACCCTACTACTGGTGCCTATGGTGCTTATCAGTTTGTACCTAAATGGTGGGATTGGTATTCTACTGAAGCAGGTTTAGCTGGTGCAAATATTGAAGATCCAGTTGCACAAAATAAAGTTGCTGCTTGGCATTTTAATTACAACTTTGATAAATATGGAGATTGGATGTTTCCAGCAATAGCACATTTCGCAGGACCAGATGATGCTAAGTTAGCTTATGAAAAAGGTTTTGATGCAGTAAAGAATAAAAAAGATGACACTGGTGTAACAGTAGAGCAATATGTAAACAAGGTAATGCAGAATATGAAAGAGCAGATGCAAATGATGTCTGAAATAGATACAAATGTTGCTACTTTAGGACTACCACAAAGCGATACAGAATATTACAAAGGTGCTTTTGATCCAACAAAAATTGTAGAAAAAGAAGCAGCAGAAATTCTTGATGCTATTACTAATGGTATGAGTGATGGTGGTAGAAAGAAATTTCCTATGAATACTAAGTCAGATTTTAAATCACAAGTTCCTAAAGCAGCAGGTTCATATGAGGGAGCTAAAATAAAAACTGATATTGGTAGAGGGATAAAGATTCAATAATGGCATATAACTTACTTGGACAACAAGGTAATAAAGGAGATAGAAACCCTGATCCTAACTTAACAGCAGAACAAGCTACTTACTTGTATGATACTCCACCAGGTAGTGGAGATAACAAGGGATTAACTAATGCAGGTAAACCTGTAGATAAAAAAGATGTTGAACAAAAATTAGAAGATGTTGGAGTAACTCCTACAACAGATACAACAGATACAACAGATACAACACCAAGTGTTAGTGGTAATGAAGCTGTTAGGAATGCACAGACACTTCTTAAAAATGCAGGATTTGATCCAGGAGTTATAGATGGTTTGAATGGACCTAACACTAAAGCAGCTGCTGAAGCATATATAAATGCAGCTAAAGGACAAGATGAACTAAATAAAAGAAGAAGAGAAGTTGGTTTTATTATAGGGGTAGAAGCACCAACTACTGATACTACAACAGAAGAAGAAGATGATGTATTAGAAACAACAACGGATGAAAATGGTAGAGAGTTTATTGTTCTTTATGACAAAGATGGTAATAGAAGATTAGTCACACCAGGTGAAGAAGAAATGTTACTTAATCTACAACCACCTAAATTCTTTACTTCTCCTCCAGGAACTACAGCAGGTCAAACACAAACTGGTACAAGTTTTACAGATTTAATTGATAGTATTGAATTTGGTCCATCAATACCTATTGATGCTACATCATATGATGTAGATAAATTAAACAAAGAATTAGGTATTACAGATACTGCTCTAGGTTCAGCTATAAAAAGAGGCTGGGAAAGAGCTGTTCGTGGTGATATGGGTTCTAATGAATATTTAAAATTAGTTGAAGATGTAGAAAAAGCTAGAAGTCAATATAATTCTGAAGATGCTACTTTAGCTGAAAAAGCAGGAGCTTTTTTAAGAGCAGCTGCTATTGGTGCAGGAGTAGCAACTAGATCAACAGGTGCAGTATTAGAAGAAACACTAGGTGGACTATTTAATGCAGGAACAGATTTAATAAGACCTGAAGCTGGTGGAACAGGAGATGCTTTCTTTGATGCTCTAATGGGTGTAGAACAAGGTTCTAACGCTTACTCTACTTGGATAGCAGAGAACAAACCAGGTTGGAGATATGATGCTTTTGAAAATGAATTTTACGATATAACAACAGATAAAAAAGTAACTGAAAAAGAAATAACAGAAGCAACAGTTACACCTGGTGGTACTCCAAATGGTGGACCTAGTGCTGGTGGACCTAGTGCTGGTGGACCTAGTGCTGGTGCAGATGAACCTGATGATGCATATAACGCTATAGGTCAATTAGGACCTAGAGGTCAAAGTAATGAAGGTTATGAATACAAGTTTGATGAACCACCTGGACAAGGTTTAAACCCTGGTGTAACCAAAATTGGTGACCCAGATCCAGACCCTAAAGCACAAGTAGAAGGGGAACCTTTCAGAGAAATTTATATCACTATTTACAAAGATGGTGAAGAGCGACAAATACTTGAATCTGATTTTAACTTATATAGTCAAGCAGGTTGGTCAAGAACAAGACCTAGTGCAGATACTGGTGATGGTATTGATGGTGAAATCATAACAGATGAAGTAGGACCTGGACAAGTTGTTAGCGACCAATTAAATACATTTAACAACATCCCACAAAATGCAATACTTATAGAAGCAGCAGGACAATTATTTTTAGGCTATGAAGTA